CGAGGAGATGTAAAAATGGCCTTTCCAGTAAGACCAGAAGAAGTCATCCAGAACATTCAATCAGGTGTTGAAACCGGCGTTGATGGGGTCAATTACTCCAGCGACACTTTTGAGGACGGGATTCTTGTTGGCCGTTTCGTCAAGCTTGATACGGGGAGCATTGACAACATGGATGCATCCGCCACACCGGTTCTTGCGGGTGTTTTAATTCGTAACCCCAACAACCCCATTGAGGCCGGTGGAGGAATTGACAGCGAGGATTTTGATTCAATCGATTACCGCCGTGTCGGGCATATTTCGGTTGATGTGGTCGTTGGTCAAACTCCAACAAGATTCGACCCTGTATTTGCAGTAAATCTGGACACAGTAGAACGGGGTAAGGCCAGAACAGACGCAACAGATGCAGTCGCTACAACCGCCGAATTTATCCGAGAAGTAAACGCCAACGTATGGCTTGTACGTCTAAAGTAAGGAGCAATATGAGACCATCAGATATATACCAAATTGAACCACACAAAGCATTCGTTGATTCGTCTTATGCTGCTCTTAAAAAAGCAGGATTCGAGCCTCCCAAGATCACCGTTTTTCATGATGCATCCCCCGGGATCCTGCAACGCAGAAGCCTTGAGATCGTTGACCCGAATATCCTGAAAGTAGTTTATCCGGATAACGCATTTTTGAACTCCGGGATCGGGATAAATAATTTCGGCGGGTGGGGTGAGTCGATCACATCCCTAAGAACCAGGGTGCAGGGTGGATTTACTAAATCATCCGCAAAGGACTCTGACAAGGGTAGAATCTCCCTTTCCGGAGAACGCTCGAATATTCAAGTCGCCGAGTTCGATACCCAAGAACTCTGGACTGAAACAGAGGCCATGCAAGCCAAGCTCGAAAACAGGAACATTGTTTCAGAGTACGTGCAGACCACCGACGCAGTATACAAAGAAACGCTTGACAGGTTTTATGCCACGGGCATTGATGATGTGAACGGGCTCCTTAACCACTCAGACATTACCCCTGTTGCGCTTTCGACGATTGGCGGCGGCACAGCCCTTGCTGATTACGAACTTGTAAAAGGGTTCATTTTGACTCAGTGGAATGATGTGAACAACGTTTCGGCATACATGGGAAGCAATCTTATCATGCCATTTGAGAGACTGAACATTCTGAATACCCGGCACATGGATACGAGCGCAGGGAATGGAACCGTTCTTGAAGCCCTAAAGAAGAATTTCCCGACTATAAACTTCATGGGTTCAAACCGTTGTGATGATGTTGGCGGGACTGCCGTGATGAGCCTGTATTCAAGCGATGACAAGGTGGTAAAGTTCCGACTTCCCATAGCCATGAAGCGTTCAAAAGTTTTCATTGACGGGTTTAAATTCAAAGTCGATGTTATGTTCAGAGCTGCCGGGATTGACCTCCTTGAGCCTTCCGGACTTGCCATCGGGACTGGCATTTAATGGCCGCCGCAAAGGAAGTGTCGAAAGACAAATACCGATGCTGCTATTTGAAGAATAAGGCCATCAAAATTGGCGGCGTGAAGATTTCAGAAGACTTCAAGCTCACTAAAGACTTAAAAGATGACGATAGATTCATGACTGCCTTTAACGATGCCCTTAAAAAAGGCTTAATATGTCCCTTATAGACGACTTTAAAACTCGTTTCCCTCAGTTCGATCCCTCGGCTGTTGACTTGGCATGGCCGGGGATCGAGCCCGCATATCTTTGTTATTATGGCACAGAGTATAACGGGGACCCGGGATGTGATACCGAGATTATCTTAAATCTTTGCGCGCATCTTTTCACGATTCAAGATAGTGGGAAGGACGTTGCAAGGCAGGCAGTCTCAAGTAAGTCAGTCGGCAGTGTGTCAACCTCGTATCAAGTGGGCGATGCGACCAACCAACGGGCCTTCTTTATGTCCTCTAAATACGGTCAAATGTTTTTGCAGATGACAAGCGCGAGGGCGTGTGGAGGGTTCTTTGTATGACAGTTTCTCCTGAAGACATGCTCAGACAGTCATCTGCTTATTTTAAAAGTTTGGAACTCGCCAAGAAGAAAGCTGTATTCGTTGGGCTTCCGGTGGGTAAAGTTGGTTCCAAAATTTATAAGTCCGGTGCCCGGGTTATTGAGGTGGGCGCAGGGCATGAGTTTGGGATATCTGGGAAACTTGATAGAAGATCATGGATGCGGGTTCCCTTCACAATTAAGAAAAATGAACTCGCATCCACTATTGCTAAAAGGTTTCGTGCAGTTTTTGACGGAGAAGATGCAATGAAGGCCCTGGGGTTAATCGGGGTCAAAGCTCAGAGCATCTCTCAGGAGGCTTTTATTACCCGGGGTTACGGAACTTGGAAAGATATTGACCAGGAAACCAAGGACAAAAAGGGATCTTCTCAAATCCTTGTTGACCAGGCTACGCTTAAAAATAGCATTACATGGGTGATTCGATGATCCCTGACATGTCCGATGTTTTAGAGGAGTGGGCAGAGTCGGTAACGAGAAAGGTTATATCTATTACCACTGTAGATTTCGAGCCTACAGAATCCGTGGTTTCTGCCCCGATAGATGCAGTTGTTCAACCTGCGGATATGGAAAAGCTCAAGGTTGCAAATATTGATTACAGCCTTGAATACATCCAAGTCCACACCACTGAGCAACTTGACATAGGTGATATTTTGGCAGATGTGGACGACTGGCCCGGGCTTGAGTTCAATATTGTCGGTGGGAAAAATTATTCCAGATATGGATACCGTGAAATGGTGGGGGAGGAAATTAAATGATTGTTGCGGATCCTCTTAAATTATTAGCTCTGTATACCCGGGATGTTTTGAAAATTCCTGAAAGCCAAATAAAGTTTGGCCGGACGAACCACGACCAACTTGATTTCTCCCAAGACATTATCGTTATCGACGGGCTGGCCCCATCAGTTGGAATCGGAACACAAACAAAATATAACGGGACGACTGAACAAAAGAGCATTACGAAAACCGTTATGGGTGAGTTTACGCTTAACTTTTACGGTGACGATGCTCTGCTTAATGCACAAACATGGTCAACGCTTAATGAATCGCAGATGGCCCGGGATATTGCGTTTGGATTAGTCATATCAGTTCACAGGCCAACAGGGATAACCGACCTGAAAATGCTCACGGGCGTGCAGTATAATAACCGGTTTGAACTCACTGTAAAAATGGGTTACAATATCACCAATGAATTTGAGCTTCTGAGAATAGATAGTTCTCAGATTGACGGAATTACGGATAACCCACAGGGGTCATTCCAAATAAACGCAGAGGTATAAAATGGCTGAATTGTCAAATGTGATTAACGTTGGGATTTTCCCGGAAGGTAAAGCGGTTGCGGGTGACAATATGAATGTTGTTGCCATATTTACCTCTGATCAGACGAAATTAAGTACCAATAATAGATTTGAACTTTACCGAAGCACCGGGGCGGTTGATGCTGACTTTGGGACTGAAAGCGAACCAGCTTCTTTCGGAAGATCATTTTTTGGAACGCCTCCTAACCCAGTATCGGGCGGGGGTGGGGTTCTCGTCATGGCATATTGGAGGGCCGCTTCCGAAACTGTCCCCGCGAGTGCTGCGGTATTGACAGGGGAACAATTGAGCGAGGCTGTAACGATTCCACAGCTTCAGCAAATATCAGACGGGTCTTTCAAGATTTCGGTTGATGGTGTTGAAATTGACGCTACAGCAGTTGACTTTTCAACCGTGTCTGATTTCACAGATGTGGTTACTATCCTTGACGCAGAAGTCACAAGCGGGACAGTGACAGAAGTTGACGGTAGATTCATTGTAACTTCGGCCACCACCGGAGTAACATCCCTTATAGAATTCTTTATCCCATCCGCTTCCGGAACATTTGTCGGAGCCCTTCTTGGTCTCAATTCAAACAGCCTTGCAACTACGTCCCAAGGTGCTGATAGTTCCATTGAGGCCCCTGAAACAAAACTTGAGGCCCTTGCAACGGTTAAGGCTCTTGTGAATTTCAAAGGGTTTCTGTTTACTGACAACCCGACCGACCAAGAGAGCATAGACATAGCAGCGTGGGTCCAGGCCAACGATGTTTTGGGATATGATGTTTTTGATCAGGCATCCAACCTTGAAAAGACAGGTTCAAATCCTGTTTGGCAAATCAAACTTGCAGGAAAGACCAACTACAGAATGCAATAC